GGACGTCACCGTCAGCGTGACGATAAATATTGGTCAGGCACTGACTGAAAAAATTGGCCAGCTGCGCCAGAGTATTGCCGGGGCGCCTCAGGAAATTATCGCGCCGGTGGAGTTGATAGGTTCAGCAAAGATTAACGTGGCCCAGCTGATGCTCGATACCGTGGCGATTGTGCAGCCGCTGGCTGACCAGCTGACCAGCTATACGTACCCCTCAACCGGCCAGCCCACGAACAGCAGTGCCATCGCACAGAGCAGCCAGCAGGCCGCCGCGCTCATTACGAAATATTCACCCGTCATCGGCAAGTAAGCCAGCATACTAACCCGCTATCGCAGCGGGTTTTTTATTGCCCGTCACCAGAACGCCTCAGACGCACGATGCGCCACGCAAAGGCGCGCCCTTCAAGCAAGACAACCATAAACAGATCATCCGCACAGCGCGGCACTGGCTGCGCGTCAGCACGGCAAAATAATCGTCCGGCAGACAAAATCGGCGCTACACCGCACCCGCCTGCAGGTTTTGGATCATAAAAATTTTTCAGTTTTATTTTTCTACAAACCGGTATGGCAGAGCGCGCTGCTGCTGGCTTTATTCCGGAGTTCGGTAACTGAAAACTTTGAAAGAGATTTCAGTGTTTTTCAGTTTTAAGGATCTCGAATGGATCTAAATAAAAATGCATGAGCATGAAATTTAAGGATATTGTCTATTTTGTGTCGCTATTGGATCTTTAAGAGATCTCAGTTGGTTAAAGCCATTATCCAACAAAATCCAGCAGTGGCAGGGGGTTGGGGAATTTCAGAGCGCTAAGGGCAACTGAAAAGCACGAAATAAAATTACTGTTATTATATACAGTAATTAATTGTGTATGAGGATAACAGAATGAAGAAAATTTCCATTAACGGCGCGCTTTTTTTGTTCATGGCGCGAGGTGAAAAACTAACTGAAGATGCGATCTGGAATGAAGCATGGGGACCGCATAACAGATACGTGTTTTGGCCGCGGGGTGAGTTTTGGGATGTACGATTTAAAAAAGTTGAAAATGGAAAACTGGAATGGTTACCCGTTGCAGATGGACCAATTGCGAATGAAGGAGAGGCTTGGCAGGCAGCTTATTCACATTGGAATGAGCTGCCTGTTTACCATCAAATAAAAATTTAATAGCTAACTATTTAGTGAGCTTTTTATGGGTAGTTGCTTCTTCAAAGTCTTTATAACAGCGCTCTCTGGTTTTTATTGCACTCTCAAGAGATTTATTAATTTGCGAAAGCAAAGAGTTTTCATCGATGTTGTTACTATCATTTTGCTCGACACCTAATTCAATTATGCAATCCGAGGCAAGTTTCAGGCTTATCTCTGATTGGTGACTAATCATGTTAAATATATTTGATGCTAATTGGCCCTCTCTTTTCCACCAATCTTTAACAAACATTTCCAGCTCAAATAGTGAATCATAGTAAATGACTAACTTTACGGCTTTGTTGCCTGATAAGTGTTGAAGCTGCGGAGCCTGAGGATAAAGAAGGGGTAAGTAAGGAAGAAAGTCTTCTTTTTGGTCTCCTAATGCTACGGGTTCATGGTGACCTGAGCTAAGTGAGCCGCCAGATTTTATTCTGTTATTGTTTTCAGATGCATTCATGCTGTAGTTAACAATAGCTCTCTGTTGAATATAAATAAGCCGTTTGATTGTTCTAATCAATTCTGGACTGAGATAACTAACAGCTTCAACTTCCTTTAGTTGTTTAGAGGCCGCATCTTTTTTTCTTGAATTAAAGTCTGAAATCCATGCACCTAATAATGATGCTCCAGCTCCGAATAATGCTCCGGATGCGGCGGTGTACTTTGTAGTTGAAAGAAATATCATGCCTAAACAAAAGAGGAAAAGAGAAGGGCCTAAATGCGGATTGGTTCTGAAAAAAAATTGAGCATTTTGCATTAACTCTTTGACCTTTGCGCCTTGGATTTTCATGCCTTTGCCATTTCCTGCTTAGTTTGAAAAAACTCGATTAGAAGGGAGGGGCCAAAACTAGTGCGACATTTGCTTCTTTAAACTAAAAAGCCACCTGCAATAAGGTGGCTTAACTAGATGAAATCAATAAAAAAATTTGGTGGCCCCTGCTGGGCTTGAACCAGCGACCAAGCGATTATGAGAACCATAATAGTCATGGGAAAATCAATAACTTATATATAAAACAGGGGGTTAACAATCCAATATCCACCAATATAATCCAATATTCTTAAGTTATAGCGACACTTTTGCGACACTTTAGCGGGTTTAGACGCAATGCCTCTTCGAGATGATTAGGTGCAAAGTGCGCATACCTCATAGTCATCTTGATGTCCGTGTGGCCGAGGATTTTTTGCAATACTAAGATGTTGCCGCCATTCATCATGAAGTGACTTGCGAACGTGTGCCGCAATACATGGGTCAATTGGCCAGCAGGTAAATCAATGCCTGCCCGTTCAAGCGCAGAACGAAATGCATAATAGCAAGGGGAAAATAGATTCCCGTTTTTTTTCGGCAGTTCGGCAATCAATTCGGGATCAATCGGAATGGTGCGGTTACGTTTGCCTTTGGTTTTGATAAAAGTGATTTTGCCTGCTGATACTTGGCTGCGTTTCAGGCTTTCAACCTCACCCCATCGAGCACCCGTTGCTAGGCATAATTTAGCGATTAGTTCTAAATCCTTTGCACTACTATTCCGGCATTCAGCTAAAAGCGAGTCAATTTGTTCCTCAGTTAAATAAGCCATTTCACTTTCATGAGTGCGAAATTGGCGAACATTCTCCAAAGGGTTAGGGGCCGACCATTCACCTAGTCTTTTTAATTCATTAAAGACTGCTAAAAAATAGGAGTGCTCAAGATTCATTGTTCGTGGCGAAACCTGGCTGATACGTTTAGTGCGAGCAAATTGGCCGTCTAATCTCTTAGCTCGATAAGTAGTAAACAACTGCGCGTTAAACTCAGTTGCTAATGGATGCCCCATACATTCAGCTGCCCATAACATTGAGCTTTTGCGTTTCTCACCATCTCGCAGGGTTATACCGTGTCGTTCAAACCAAAGATGTACTAAATCAGTTAACTTACGCCGCTCCTTGGTTTCACCGAGCCAGGGGCTGTCGTCAATTTTTTGCAAAGTATAATTTTCGAAGGCAAGCGCTTCCCCTTTCGTTGAGAACTTTTTACGGACGCGCCTGCCCTCTTTGCCATTGCTCCGATCAACAGTATAAAAATCGGCTATCCACTGCCCATCGGATTGCTTGCGAACTGGCATAATTAACCATTCAGAATGCGTTGTTTTTGGACTTGGAATTCCTCATCTGTGAGAATTCCATCTTCTTTCATTTCGGCCAGACGTTCGATCTTCGCCATTTGTTCATCAAACGACAATGATGTTTTAGCTTGTTGCTGTTCTGGCTTTGGTGGCTGGTTCTGATTATTGCGAGTTTCGTTTACTAAATTAGTGAAAGGGATAACTGAACCCTTCATAACATTTTTGATGGTATAATTCTGACCACTAGTTGAAATCATGATTTCACCAAGCAGCAGGCCAGTTTTACCACCAACACTTACGATGTTATTCAAGTTGATATCCACTTGTTTCACCCCGTAAAGCATTCCTTTATCTAGGAAAATCACACGCTTATTGGTTAAAGTAATCAACCAAGTGTTGTTGTCCATCACTCCACTGGCAATAGCTAAAGGAGTTTCATCTACTCCAAGTATTTCAGGCAGATGATAGAATTCCTTTTTAGTTCCAAAAGGTGCATCTGAAACTACAGACGCAAGCCTTTTCATTTCTTTTTTCAAATCTTCTTTAGATGCTGTTTTGTAGTTTAACATTTAATATTACCTATTATTTTATTGTAAGTACAACGCGTCCCAGTACGCTTATATCTTCAATAGAACAATCAAAAGCCATGCCCACGCCACTAACTCTAACCTTTTTAATAGGGATTCGAGTCAATGTCCTGACGCTGACTTTTCCTTCTATCTCCACCAACCATTCATCGTCATAAATTTCTGAAAACTGTTGATCAACTATGTATTGAGTTGTCCCATCAACAACGCATATAGCTTCTTGGGGTATTTGTCTGCCCGGTAGAAACGAAGCTTTATCCAATAGATAAAATCCCGCTTCATACAATTGGCCATCAACAATTTTACGACGGGATAACTTAAGAATGTCCAAAGCTTCATCAGTAAACTTAGGCCCACAACCTGTAGCTAACCATTCCAGATTGGCACCTGTTTCTGCCATGCAACGAACAACAATATCCGCAGGAAAGCCACCACGTTTATACCTACCAGCCAGGCTGCTTGAAGCAATACCCAAGTGATCAGCCAGCATGATTTTTGTACTAAAACCATAAGCCTCAATGACTCGGTCTAGAACTGGAGCACTCTCGCCACCCATATCAAATTGTAGTTTTTGCATAAGCACCTCCATCGCGTAAAGCTACATGATTATTGACATGTAGTTTTTTACGAGATAGCCTGTCTCCGTTATGTAGTTTTAAGCTATATTGGCTGATACTGATGGATATTGGCGTATCCATTAAACGAATGGAGTTTGCATTATGCGTCCTAACATTACAATCGTGATCCCTGATCCTTACATCCCTTTAGACGAATATTGCCGCCGTACTGGCATGTCCAAAAGCACTGCTGAAAACCTGATTTCATACGGAAAGCTGCCTATCAAGCCCAAAGGTGCTCAAAAAAAAGGCTTGGTTGAAGTCAACATGGCTGCTCTGACCGTCATGGCATTAAGCGAATGCAACGTTTCGTTTAACGCGTAGTTCCAGGCTATCAATTCGTAGAGTGCGAATCATGTACGATTATAAAGTTTCAGTACGAAACTATCTTGATGATGCCTGCCGCCAGTTTTCGCTGGCACATAACGTCACAGACCTGGCTAAAAAAGTTGGTATGCAACCGGCAACACTGCGCAACAAGCTGAACCCGGACCAGTCGCACCAACTGACATTACCTGAACTGCTGGCGATCATCGATCTCACTGAAGACCCAACCATTCTGGACGGTTTTCTACGTCAGATTAATTGTCAGCCTTCTGTGCCGGTTAACAACGCCAGACCTGAAAACATGCAGTTTTGCGCATTAACTGCGGTGGCCAGCGTCGGTGTAATCGCCGGGGAAGCGGTTTCAACGGAAAAGATGACCGTTGCACGCCGCAATCAGATTCTTAACAGAGCCAGTGATGCTATCCGCAGCCTGTCTTTACTCGTCTATTCCGTTGAAAGTCGTTTTCAAACCGTGCCGGTGTTGGCTGCTGCCGTTGATGTGGTAAGCGCCTCAATGCCTGGCATCGTTGCGTGAGGTGAACATGTTCGTATTCGTGAATCTGCTAAAGCGCCAGTCGCCATCGAAGCAGCTGCCTGCGTATGGCCACGGCACCATCCAGCTGCCAAACGGCCAGCGCTGGAATCCTGCTCTTACCCGTAAAAATCATGAGGCAAAGCATGAATGCAAACGATGAAAAATGGCTGGGCGTGCTGCGCCAGATGGTTTCTGGCCATAGCACACAGGCTTACAGCATCTGGGAGCGGCTTAGTGAACATCAGCGCGGAATTATTCTGCACGCCGCAGGCTTAAAGGCGCGTCACTGTCGTTATTCGTGGGGCCAGTTCACTGACCACGAATTACACCAGATTAAGCGCGGCCTGCAGCGTCTGAAATGCATGGTTGAAATGTTCAACGGGCTGGGGCCGCTGGCGTTTCAACAGGAAAAGAAACCATCACCGAGCGCGCTGAACGCAGCGCGATCAGTGCCCACTGTACCGGGAACACCAGTACATGAGCTGATAAAGGCGCGGCAGCAGCTGCGTAAACCCGCTGACAATCGCGCACACTGAGGAAATGTTATGAATATCATCACCGTCGAAAAAAAAGGGCTGCTTGAAGATTTCCGCGACTGGGGCGTTAACCCGGATTATGCGGAATTCTTCCTGAGCAAGTGTGACGCCGAAGGCAGCACAGTCGCGCTTAAACAATTCGTCTTCAATGACACTATCCACCTGGACGATAAAATTCAGTGGCTGCTCGTAAGTTCTGCTTTCTGGTGTCGTGCATTCCGCGAGGCGGAAACCCATACACAGCAGACTGAAGCACTGAGCGCAATCCGCGCGATTTATTTTGCCGCGGGCTTCCTTGGAGCATCGCCCATTGTGGCGCTTATCCGTTCATGGTGGAGCGTATCTTACGAATTACATTCGCTGTCATCACCTAACCAGTCGCAGATGCGTGTGAAGCCTTTCCGTTCCTCGATCCTTAATTCGCTGTTTAAACACTAATACCCGTCGCACGTTTTTTTGGCTTTCCATCGGATGGCCGGGGATTCGTGCGCTCTAAAATGGAGTAAACGCCATGAGAATGACCCGTCAGGATATAAAAAAAGAAACGGCCGGCAGCAATGAACTGGTACAGGAGCTGTGCAAGCAGGCGCGTGTTGAGGGTGGCAAAGATATGGCAACTAAGCTGTCTGGCCGCCTTGATCGTCTCGCTACGCATGCGGCTAATAAAGGGCTGTCAGCTGTTGAGATTGTTGAACTGATCCGTCAGGAAGCCGAAGCGATAGATGGCAAAGGCGGTGCGTTATGGCAATAAGGCAGCACCACCTGAAAATAGCTCCTTCGCATTTAAACGCGGTGCTTGATGGAAGTAAAAAAGCGGAACTGCGAAAAAATGACCGTGA